TAATGGGTTGATGTGTGATAGTAGGTCATACAAATCTCTTTTCTTGGTTAGAACAAAGTATCCAGTAACTATTACATTACACTCTATTGATATCCACTCTAAAAGATTTTGTGTGGTTTTGAATGAGTTACTACTGTAACCACCATGTTCACTTAGGTCATAAACTCTTTTTGAATATGGGTCAATAAGTTGTCTTAACATTGGAGTTCTCCAACCCATGTCATTATCTCTCTGACTGTCCACTGAATCTTGTTCTTCTCTAGTTTGTTGGAGTAAGTCACCTTGATGTGAATATCCATCAGTGATGATTGTTAGTATTGATTTCTCAATTGAATACTTACTGTTGAATTTAGGAAGTAGTTTTCTCAATGCGACCAAAGATTGGTCAAGAGGAGTACCACCCAGTCTATAGTTTCTAGGCCCTGCATGAGTGTCGAAGTGAACGTAGTATGAGTATTCTTTATCCATCATATCTACACTACCAAACAGGTTGTTCCATTCATCAATCGCCTTCTCGACTTGTCTACCCGAGACTTTAGAGAAATGGAAGTTTGTCCACTTAGTACCTAAACACTCTAACATTTTAGTCCATTCTTTGTTGGACATCTCATCTGAAGCAACAGTCAATAAAGAAGTGTAGTCACTTCTGTATGACCAGTAATCATCTCCAGCCATATATGAATCTGAAAATAGATACATTCTGTGTGGGATGTTTACTTTTCTACAGAACATTGCAAGTATAATAGTTTGTTCAATCAAGTCTGATGCCTGGTCTACAATTGAACCACTCCAATCTAAAAGAACATTGACACCATGGTTTTGACCCTCTGGCAAATAGAGTGCCTTTTTGAAAACATCTTCTACAATCTGATACTTTGCAAGTCTATTCATATCTAACTTACCAGTCTTACCAGTGTATGCAAGTTTACTTCTTTGTGCAGTTTGTTTCATATCGAATTCTTTTGCCATGTGAGCAACAAGTTTTTTGTTTTTATCAACTAGATACTTAGCAGCAAGTTTTGACCTTGCAAACTGTTTGTCTTTACTGGTATCTTCAGTAGTTGACCAGTGTGTATCCCAATCCTTAAGAACTTGTTTGTAAGAAACTTCAATTGAATCTATATCTTCTTTTCTTTCAGAGAAGACTTTACCCAAGTCATGTTGAGATGTAATTTTTACAGTGTCTGAAATGTAATCCCCTTCATTGTTATGTGCAGCGTGTTCAGTGACTGATTCTCTTGCACCGTCTTGTGGGTCATAAGAACCATAACCCAGTCCACCTTTTTGACCAGTTTCTTTAGACTCTTCTTCATCAGTCAATTCAGTTTCAGTTTCATTTGAATCTTCTTGACCAGTTGAATCTCCTTGGTCAATGTCTTCAAGGTCAGGCATAGAATCACCACCACCTGTAGAACTTTCCTGTTCTTCAGAGCCTTCTTCTGATTCCTCATCACCCCATGATTCTGATTCTTCATCTTCGTCTTCGTCTCCACCGATTTCAAGTGTTTGTGGAACAATATTTTCATCAGTCTCATCTCTAGTCTCATTCTCTTTAGACCATTCGTAAATTTCAGTTGCAACTGCCTCAACATCTTCCCATGTCTTACAAGCATAACACTTGTCTAGAAAAACTTGTTCTTCATCAGTCAATTGAATTTGAACTCTAGAACCAACCTTAGTTATAAGATTGATTTTATCAATCAATGAAAGTTCTTGTAGGTCTCTGTTTTTAATACCGAAGAAATCTTTTTCCATAAGTTCATTGTAAGCAGCGTAGAATGACTTCCTTAGTCCTTGGTATCTCTCTTTAATTGCACTTTCAATTCTTACATCTTCCACTACATTAAGGTAACCCTTAAGAGTCTTATTCTTTTCTAATGCACTATGAACACCTTCATAAGGTGTGTGTAATGCATGTCCAACTTCGTGTCCCATGAATAGGTCATAAAGTTCATTACTGATATCATCCTTGAAAGTAGGACATGCAAGGATTCTATTCTTGATATCAAAATATGCAGTAGGTATGTTCCTATGCACAATAGTTAGGTTCTCTGTCGCCATTAGTTTAGCGAGTTGGTCTTTTTGGTTTCTTGTTGTTTTTGTCATGTTTATAGTATACTAAAAAGTGGCAGGGATTGTCAAGCCGTGGTAAATTTTCTCCATGATTTGGAGAAGTTTTTCATTGGGGTTTTAAAGATTATCTCTTCTTTAGTACCCTCTTTAATATAGCCAACCAGTTCCATTTTCTTGTTGACTATGTAAGTATTGCTGGGAAATTTCCAATCAGTTATTTCTTTAAGATAAGTATTCATTATGCGACCAACCTAGTGTATGGTTCATAACAACCACTTACACCAATTGCAGAGTTATCACAACCTCTACCGTCCATCCATATTTCTAGATTAATATCTTCATAACAATCAGAAGAGAATATTTGTCCTATGAAAGTAGTATCTAAATTAGTCTCATATACATTCTTACCTATTCTACTGATAGGTTTTACTGCGATATGATGAGGAGTAACCTCTTCGATTATTGCAGTGGTTGTTACACCATTTAAAGTATATTGACAGGTATCTAACCCAGTTTCAATGTAATTCGTATCTAACATTAAATGCACCTCGCTTCTTTTCTAAGTTCGAACAGTTTTGCAATGAAACCATTTGCACCACCTGTAGGACTTGGTACTTCTGCAATACCAAATTCGTTTTCAATTGCAAAAATTACATTCCAAATATCCTTATCTGCCATAGATAGGATATCTTCCATAATTTCTTGATTAATGTTGTCGTTGTGAATGTTTGACATGTTATCTCCTTTTTTCATTATATACATAGTATACAAAAAAGTGGCGGGGATTGTCAAGCGTTACGAAGTCTGTAGTGGTCTTTTTCTAAGTCTTTAGTTCTATCATCTGTAATGATATTATCGGGATTTGTGGAGAACCACATTGAGATAGTGTGTCTTGAATTCCTTCGAACAGGATACACACCATGTTCATGATACAAGCCTTGAAACAAGATTCCTTCTCTTGCAACTGGTTTGTGTACATAATTGTCTTGGTCGGGAAAGTATGTCTCCCCACCTCTAAAATTTTGGTTTAAGTATAGTATGAGTGTCCATTCTCTACTTGGTTTATCTTCTACAATATCATTATCTAACTCTACTTGAGAGTATGTGTCTAAGTGTGGAGTTTGTACACCACCTATATCCCACTCATTTATTGCAGTCATTTCAGGATATACCACTTGGTCTGAATGCTTACGGATTTCACCAACTGATTGGTATGCTATACGGTTGAATATATCACGAACCCACTGGGTGTGGATGTGTATTATATCTATTGCACGGTAATCTGAACCGTCTCCAACACTCCTAAGATGCTTGTGAGTTTTGTGGAAGTGAATCAGATTCCTTGACTGATTCTCCGTCAACATGTTCGGAATCTTTAGCAGATTGAACTTGTTGGATGTATTGTGCGATTGCTTGTCGTTTTTCATACTCTATTCTTTTTCTCTTTTCTTTAGGACGTGCTTTCAATGCACGGTCTAGTTTCAATTTGGATGCACGTTGTAAGAACACTATTCCATTTAAGTGGTCTATTTCATGTTGGGCACATCTAGCACCAATTCCATCCAACAGTGTTGAATGTTCTTTACCATCCGAATCATGATATTTTATTTCACAAACTCTAGGTCTCTTTATCATAAGATATATATCGGGAAATGAGAGACAACCTTCTTTAAGTAAATCTGTTTCTTGAGATACTTTGGTAACTTCGGGATTGAAGAATGATTTATTACCATCTTGTGTTCTCATTACAAAAACTCTTGCATCTAAACCTACTTGGTTTGCACTCAATCCTAGACCACCGAATCTATCCATGGCCTCAGATAGTTTTTCTTCTATTTCTTTTGCATCATCTCTTTCTTCAAAGTCAAATGCAACTGGGGGTGTTCTTAAAACTCTACTTGCTTCTTCAATCAATTCATACATTATCTATCTACTACTCCACTATATTGTAATTTTAACATACTAAATTTTGCCAATCTTCCTAGTGTTGCGAGTTTCTTACCTTCTCTAACTCCTGCATCACTTCTAATGGTCATCTTTAGTTTCTTTTGGTCATCAGGCGTATCTATATCTATAAACCATTCTTGCACTGACGATTTATTTAGGTATGCATTAAAACTTGTAACTAATGGTAGTAATGATGCAAGGTCGTCACCTTTTTGTTCTGCTACTTTACCTACTGCCTTTACTAATATTAGTGGAACCTTTGCAGGTTTTTGTAGATTAAAGTTTTCGTAAACCCAACTTTTAAAATCTTCTAGTGATAATTCATTTAGTGCTTTACACACATGAGTTCTTTGTATTCTTACCATTGCAGCATACAAATTGTTAGACTCTGTTTCATCTTGTAAATGATAATCTAAGTATAGTTGTCTGACACCTGCAGTCACCGTTCTATCTCCACTTGCATAAGTGCTTTTAGATGCAACCGATTCTATGTTTGGAATTTTAGAATACACTGCATCCCAAAGTTCATCTTCCATAGGTTTAAGTGCTGACTCTTTATCCATCTTTTTAAGTTGAGTCTTAACATAAGAGTTTAATAATGGTTCTGTAGATTTTGTTGTTCCTGCCTTTAATGAGATACCTAGTATCTCTTTATTTTTAAAGAATACAAAAATATCTCCTGCATGACTTTTAGGAACTCCACTGGGTTTTGCACGATATCCCCATACAACTTTTTTTATGGGTTTGGATGTGTTTAAATCATATAGAAAATTTGTAATACCGATTGCATTTTCCATTTTCATCTTAACGAATCTTTCTTCCATAGTACTAAGTCTTTCTATAACCTCTGCGGCTGCATCTGCATCTGAAGCTGCATAAGAACTTTTTGCAGATTTTATATTCAACTTATAAAGAAACTTTTTAAAATCTTCCACACTACTAGGTCTAAACTTTTTGTTAAATGCTAAGCATGGGAATAATTCTGTTACGGATGCGTTTTGTGTAGTTTCACCCATACCCTCAAGTAAATCGAGAGGCATACCAATAGTGTAACTGGGTAAGTCTAACTTACTAAGTTTAGGTGTTAGATACTCGTTAAAAGATTTCATACTACTATTTATCTATTCTGCAACCCGTGAGAAGTTTTTATGTTTCTCAAATCGTATTACATCATTAAACTTGTCGTATAATGCATCACCTTTATGTGATATGATAAATGCATTGGTCTTCTCTGTAAGAGAATTTAAAAGTTTTAGAAAGTCGTCTGTTCCGTTAGTGTCAAGTGAAGAGTCGAACACTTCATCTAATATTAATAGATTAGTGTTAACACTGTTCTTCATTCTTGCAACACTTCTCCATGTGAATAGTAATGACAAATCGATTCTCATCTTCTCACCTTGAGAGAAGTTATCGTATTTAAATACGTCTCTAAACCTTGACTTGATGGTTTCTTCAAAAGACTCATTCAACTCAAACCCAACATAGAACTCAAGTTGTGCAAGATACTTATTAATAAGTTTGTTCATAATTGGAACGTACTGTTTAATAATCTTTTCTTTTACACCTTGGTCTCTTAGGAGTGTTGTTGCAATGTCATAGTAGTGACCTCTGTCAACCATGTTCTCCTTTTTCTTATGAAGGATATCCAACTTCTCTTCGGTATCATCAATTCTTTCATGCACATCAGAGTTACCACTCTTTTCTTGTTCTAGTAGTGTTATCTCCTTTTGCATCTTATTGACAAACTTCTGATTGGATAGTATTTCTGTTTGTAGAATTCCAACAGATTTTTGAATAGTCTCTATCTCATCTTGTACTAGGTTGATTTCTTGTATCCGACCTCGTACTTCGAGGATAAGGTCATCAATTTGTGTGATGGCGTTCTTGACTTCTTCAACTTTTTTAGTCTTGGCTTCAATATGTTTCTTTTTATGTTCATGGTCTAATCCTTGTTTACATGTTGGGCAGTCATCATTTTCTTCATAGAACTTAATTTCTTTGACTGCTTTTGTTTTAGATTCATTAAGTCGTTTCTCCACGTCAAGAGCCTGTTTGAGTCTATCCGTTTGAGGGTTTTTATCCGAGATAGTGGATTTTTTCTCCACCACATTTTTCGTCTTTTCATCAACTTTCTCCAGTAGATTTGAGATATTAGTTTCTGTTTCTTCAACAGTATTCTCATATTGTAATATTTTTTTATCACGATTCTCACGAAGTGCATTAAGTTGGTCATTGAGTCCACTGACTCGTTCTTCCATGAGTTCAACTTCATGGTTGGTTTCTTTTATTTCTATATTGTGTTCAGACACTTTCTTACGAAGTAAGTCTCTCATAGTTGAAAATATGGAAATGTCTAGTAAGTCTTCTACAAGTTTCCGTCTCTCTACAGCACGAAGTTGCATGAAAGGAGTAAAGTTTGCAGAACCCAATATTGCGACTTGGGTAAAGGAACGAAAACTCATTTTGAGTACGTTCTTCTCTAAGTGTTCTTGATAGTCTCTGACTGTTGCATCTTGATTTAACATAACATCATTTACATACAACTCAAACTTATTTGGTTTTGCACCACGGATTACTTTATATTCTCTTTTACCTATACTGAATTCTACTTCTACTAGAAGTTCTTTTTCATTTATACTATTGATAAGTAAATCTTTTTTTAGATTACGGAATCCCTTTCCATATAAACCAAAACACAATGCATCTAATAGTGTAGACTTACCTGCACCATTTTCTCCAAGTATAAGAGTTGTTTGGTGTGCATCCAATTGTATTTCAGTAAATTTATTTCCTGACGAAAGTAGGTTCTTCCATCTAACTTTTTTAAAGTTTATCATAAGTAGTTATGTTCATCCAATGCTTCATTATACAATGTAGTCATTAATTCGTTAAGAGGTTTTTTCTTACCTTGTATATCCAACCCATCAACATACTTGGATAGGATTGTAAGAGTATCTTCTATATCCTCTATATCATCATCATCAAAAAAGTCCATGTGTTTGTTATCATCTACAACAGATACATGTAATGGATTTTGTGCATGTATTTTATCTAAGTATGTGTCAAACCAGTATGGATTGTCTTTGTTTACAACTACAACCTTTACAAACTTTCCTGCAAGGTTTGAGTAATCTGCATTAGAGAGTGTCTCAAAACTTTCTTTACTGTCGTCATAGAAGGCCTTCTCAAACATTGTTATTGGATTTAGAACTGGTGTCAACTCTAAAGTTTCTGTATCAAATATGTGAAAGTATTTTGGGTCATTGTAATCAGACCAAGTAAATTGCATTTGTGAACCAACGTATCTTATGTTTTTAACTTCTGATTTCTGATGGAAATGACCACTGTATACTTTATCGAATCTTTTCAGATACGAGTGGTCTAAACCATGTTGACATGTCATGCCTGGATGTACCAATGCACCTTCTATTTCAAAGTGACCCATAGCAATAGATGCTGGTGCTGATGTTAGAAATTCAATTGAGTCTGCATAGTTTTCGGGATTAATCCATGGAACTAATGCGATAGGAAAGTCGTCATATTCTTTGACTGCACATTCGGAAAAGACAGTCACATTTGGTTGGTTATATAGAAGTAACTCGGGTGCATTTACATCATTGGTATTTTTGTAATATGTATCGTGGTTACCGATTATCAAGTCCATGGTTATACCACGTTCTGTCATGGGTTCTATAAAATGTTTTATGTTTGCCTTCATAGATGCAAAGTTGATATACTTTCTTCTATCGAAGTAGTCTCCCATGTGTATGATTTGTTTTATATTATGTTCATCTAAGTATGGGAAGAAAACTTCATTATAGAAACGACCTTGATATTTGGACATTTCTAACATATCTCCACGGACACCACAATGGGTGTCATTCAGCATAGCAATCTTCATTTACTAAATTTCTCTAAATTGGTTTCTTTTTTTACTTTTGTTTTTTTAGATTTTCTTGGTTGATATTCAACCCTAGTCATATTTTCCTGCATCCATTCAACATTTGTGTTTATTAATGATGGGTCATGTTGACCATCTATAGTATCGAATGCATCCATAGTAACATTAGTTGCATCTATGGCCTGTTGTTTAATGTACACTTGTTTCTTTTCTTTTTGTATTCTTCTTAAGAAAGCGTAATAACAAATTTGAGTAATATATGCGAATGCATTATTTGATTTCTCAACATTAAAGTTACCTATGTATTGTATGCAGTTTTCTATTGCATCACAAATCATCTCATCTCTATAGGTATAGTTTATGAAGTTTGGTCTTGTAGATAGTCTTGTTGCAATCTTATAAATGCACTCTCCTATGTACTCTGACATTTGAGGAGAAGTATTCTCCTTCTCTTTTGCTTCTTTTATTTGAGCAACATATTCTGCAACTGCAGCCGTGAACTCTTTGTTGTTGACGTAATGTTCTGCTTTTTTAGGGTCTTTTTTAGTAGTCATGTACCTATTATACACAATAATTTGTATATTGTAAGGGGTTTTTAAGTATTTATTTTATTGAAGTTTTTAGCAGTTATTTCAAAAAACCCCTTGTGGGATTTCATTTCTCATGATATGATTAATATGTCCCACGGGAGAAGCTATATAGCAGTTATAACTTGGGGATATATGCATCCAACGGAATGGTACGACTTTTTGATGGTAAAGCACGAGACATTCTTTCCAAATCACCAATAGCCAAATAGAACATAGTTAATGATAATATTGTATATATTATATAGTGTTTCATTTAGTGACCCAAAAATGAGTCAATAGTAAAAAATGCGAGGAGCATAACTCCAAACACACATACTTGAATTATGGATGCCCAAAAGACTTGTCTCATTGGATGTATCTCTGTTAACTTTTCTATGATATCTTCATTTGGTGAAAGGTTAACTACTTGTAATACTTTCTTTTCAGTTTCAGGTCTTGAGAACCAAGGTATAAACATATTAGATTCCAGTAAGAGACATAGTAGAGAATATAAAAACAGTAATAAGTGTTCCTATCTCTAATCGCTCAGTTAGTTTAGTTTTAGTTGTATTAGACATTAGAATTGTACCGTATAGTACATTACAATGAATGGTAGTATGAAGGGAAGAGTCATCAGTACTAAAAATTCAATAACATCAACCAAGTTTCGTTTTTGAGGACGGATGAGGTGGTTGACTTCTCTAGCTTTTCGCACCATGCTCTTCGCAAAATAAGTTGCTGTGGTCATGGTTTTTCCTATATTAAATTATCATTATAACCTATAATTGATTATAAGTCAAGGTTATACGCAGTTATTTAGTAAGTTTTTTAGCCTAGTGAATTACTTTATTTCCTTTAGCGATATCGTAAAGGTCTATGTCTTCTTCGGAGACATCTTCATACTCATCATAAGTATTAGAAATCATTTCTTCAATAGTTTGTTCAACTAATCCTCTTATATTAGATTTATTAGTTAAAGGTATTCTACCTTCTTCTACCATTGTTTGCCATTGGGAAGATGCTTCATCATAGAATGGAATGAACTGGTCGTTCATATTACTTCTATGTAGAATTTGTTCAGATGCAATAGTTATTGCAGGGTCTTTTGATAGAGGTGCATATGGATAAAAAGTTGCGAGTGTTTGTTTCTTTGTGATTGCATTGAGTTGACATATCATAGGAAGTATCACTTCAGTACCCTTTCCAGTATCCCTAGTCATACCACATATTTCAGTTCCTGTCTTAAGTTTAAGAACTTCGTACTTTCTCGCTGCTAAATCTTTTGGTCTCACCCAATTGTACTCCTATCGCAAAATGGTAAATCTGAATTGACTACGTCTTTGTTACTGGTCTTGATGTATTCCCATGCAAGACTGAAACGAGTTCTATTAGATTTGTTATTATAACATCCGTGAACTAAATTGATATCAAAGAATGTTGCATATGGTGCTTCTCTCTCCATATCAACTATCTTCATCTTATTAGCAATTCTAGGTTCAATCCAACTGATACCATCTATGTTACTTGAATGATTATGTGGAACTAATCCATTTGTATGACTCTTATGTGCAAGTCTTAAACAACCATTCTCTTTAGAGGTATCTTCCATATAAACTGCACAACTTATAATCTCATTACTATCTCCATTGAAGAAGTAATTATCTTGGTGCATATATGTAGAATGACCAGTCCCAGCTTTCATTGGGAAGAATTTACTAATGTAAACATCAATACTTTCACTAGTATTTAGGAGTTTTTTTGCTTTCTCTACGAGAGATGGATGGGATGCAAGTTTAAGAAATTCGGGTTCAAACTTACAAGCACCTTCTATTTTATTGAGATTCAGTTCATCCCTGTCATTCCAACAGTACTCTTCCTTGTTTGGATTGTTTAGGACTTCATTGTATACATTCTTACAGACATTGTAATAGTGTTCATATTCCTCTTTGGTGAGAAATTTATCTAGTATGTCGTATCCTTGATTATTAGGCCATTGAATCATTTTAAATCAAACTGTTTGATGTTATAAGAGAATCCTTCTTCATTGTAAATATTTATTCTTTCCTTAAGATGATTAAGAGTATAATTATCACATTGAAGGTCATCTGCTATATCAAACAATCTCATAGATGTCTTTCCATCAGTCTTACGAAGACCCCTACCAATTGACTGTAGGTTTCGTATTCTAGATTTAGAAGGGGATGCGAAGATAACATTGTCTATCTTTTTAATATTCACACCAGTAGAAAATGTTCCATAAGATGCGAGGATAACATTGTCATTCGCTTTCTCTACTAAGGTTCTCACCTCTTCCCTATCTTCGGTATCTGTTCCACCATACACATAGTGTAACTTATCTCCAAGTCTATTAAACATTTTACCATGCAAGACTTCACCATGTTTTTCAACATACTGGAATAGTACAAGTGTGTTTCCTTTCAGACTATACACTAGGTTACAGATAAAGTCGTTTCTACTATCATTCGATACCAAGTAATCCATCTCATCTTGGTATGTAGTTTTCTTTTGTTTAAGATGACGAAGTATAACACAATCTATCTCTAAGTTTGCGATAGTGCCTTCTTCCATCAATTCTTTAGTTGAGATTACCTTTTTGACTGGGCCGAACAAACCTTCTAGTTGTAGTCTATGAACCTCTGAACCATCTAAGGTTCCCGTGGTTCCAATACGGATTGCAGTAGTCTTCATCTTCTCTAGGATAGACTTGAGTGTTTGTGCTTTGAATAAATGTGCTTCGTCACCAATGACAACATCAAAAGACTCTAGCACCTCCTTTGGAGCTTTTGCGAATGATTGCCATGTGGTGACGGTAATAGGTGCATCAAAGACTTCTTGTCCATGATATATCTTACATACTCTTTCTTTATATCCGTACTCTTCAAAATCTTTTGTCATTTGTTCTACCAGTGAGGTGGTGGGAACTATGATTACAGTCTTACAGTTAGGTAATGACATCTCTCCTTCAAACCATCTACATAACATATAAATGATTAGAGACTTACCACTTGCAGTAGGGGATAATAAGAGTTGTCTACCATACTGCACTGCAGTCTTAAATGCATCTACTTGATAATCACGAGGTGCAAATGGAAGACCAAGGCCAGGTATTAAACCATCCCCATTGACAAAGAAGTCAACATCTTCATCAGACATTCTATTCTTATCTCCGATAACTTCTTCTATACCCTCGAACCCGTAACCTCTTTCTCTACAGAACTCATCAACATATGGAAGTAAACCAATGTATATTTTGTGTGTTTTAATTGAGAAAAGACGAACCTTACCATCCCACATACGATTCTTGTATGAAGGCATAAACTTTGCATTAGGTACAGTGAATGAGAAGAACTCAAAGAGGTCTCTTGCAAGTCCATCATCACAATGAACTTTCATAAACACTTCGTCTATTTTTGATACTTTAACTATATCAGACATATCGATTTCCTACACACCATCCAACTAAGGATATACGAGTTCCTCTCAACACTGGGGTCACTTGGTGATATAGGAATGAAGGAAATACAATCATACTTCCTTTTGCTTTTGCAGAGAACGGAATCGTTCTTACAGAATTTTGTAAATCAACTTGAAGATTTGAATCTAATTTATTAAATTCATTTTGAGGTTCTAACCATTGAAAGTGTCCACCTTCATACTCATCAGGGTCTGTTAATTGTATGGTGAAACTTAACTTTCTATGCATTCCATTATCATATACATCAGGGCCTGCATCAGTATGCCATGTATAGAAGTCACCTTTCTTATTTTCTTGTTCTTGATAGATTGTATACTGAAGATTTTCTATGTAACTATACTCATGTCCCCAACCACTTATTTCTTTTGCTTCGTGTATACCATCATTGATTTTATTCATGAGACTAAACTCATCATTCTTAAACCATTTTACAGTAGACCTTCTTATAGAATCATTTATATTAAAGTCTGAATCATCTGAATCTTGGTCATTGAAATTATCTCCAACTCTTCCTTCATCAACTGGTAAGGTATTTGCATAAGTATGAAACTCTTGTACTTCTTTATCTGTAAAGAAGCCAGGTATTTCACACACATAATTTTGTAGTATCATTCTATTGTCCTGCCATGAATTTTCTCCAATCGATTGTGTTCTTAATCGTTTGGTGTCTCCATGTGATATTTTGCATACATTCTTTAAGAAAATCTATAGTAACTTTTAGATACTCTATTTTTGCTTTTGCAGATTGTAAATCAGTATCTGAATTGAAAAACATTTGCATGTCATTCTTCATAATTTTTAACCCGTCAAATGGGTCATGAGACCAACCTAGTTCGTTAATTCTATCCTCGTCCATTTTACCATTGAACCACAACCACTTATCTTTAAGTAAAGTGTTATACTTAAATTCATGTTGTTTTAATAATAGAATCTTACTAGATAGTAAGTCTTGATATTTTGCATGTAGTCTAGGGACTTCTAATGATGATTTATCTAGTTCGATATCATCTATTATACAATCCTTTTCCCACAATAATTTAATTTCATCTAAAGTCATAATATACAATTATACCACAAAAAGGGTGTTCTAACTAGTGGTATTTATGTCAAAGTAAGTAAATCTAAATTCTGCAGTACAAGTTACGGCTTCTCCAGCAGAACCTGATTTCAGTTCTATTTCACCTAATCCTGTAGGGAAACAGTCGTAAAATTTGAAAAATTTATTTGGTAAGTTTTTATTGGTGTTAGTCACCAATGTAATTTGTGAATACTGAACTAAATCAGAATTTATACTTGCTAACTCACCTGTTGATAATGAATCTGTTTCAACATAATCTTTATAGTCTCTTGTATCTGAAATAGGAACAATCGCATTCATCCAGTCGTACATTTCTTTGTAGTTTTCTAAGTCTTCATCAACAAGGAATGTGACACTTAAATTACCGAATGTGACTTTATCGCCAGGGAAGAATGCATCTATACCAACTCTCGAAGGCATAACAGTTTCTAGAAATACCATACTAGGTATATTTACAGATTGGACATAATACTCAACAGTAGGAACTTTATCTATAAGAAGTCTAAAGTTATTGGTGTTAAGTAAAGATTTGTTTATATCAGTCATTGAGTTTCAGTACTCTCTTATTTGTGGTAGTATCAAAATAGTCGTTATTCCTATACTCTCTAGTTACTATCTCTTCACATAGATAACCATCTTCTTCGTATAGTGTAGTTATTTTTCTATTGATAACTCCATTTGTTATTTCTTTGCCATTCGGAAAAGCACTTCTTTCCCAAGGGCCTTCTAAGACTTTCACGGTCTTTTCATATTCACTCATTTATATTCTCCATAATATTTAGGTGTATTTATTCTTATACTAGTATTTAGGTTGACAATGCACCTAACTTTTTGGTATACTAGTAAAGTAGGAAATCGAGACGGAAGTAAGTTGGTTGTGAGAGGTTGTTCCGTATAGAAAAGGTGTTCCACACTGTTAAAGTCAATTAAGACGTGGCATATAATCGTGAGGTGTGGATAGAAACCGAACAGAGAAGTACTTGAAATTTTTGACGAATTGGGAAAGTATGGTAAACGAATTTCTTTATGGTCACTACCTATTGACCTAGATAAAATTGGGGTAAGGCCTCACTAGAAGGACACGGTGTAAAGAATTGGGTTAATCCCCAAGACATTGAACGATTAGAGTTAACTTTGAAGGAAAGGATAATAAGGCATGATTCGGAAAGATGCAGTCCCAATTTAAAGACAAAAAAAAGGGTCTCGAAAGACCCTTTTAAATGAACTACTAAAATTCTTACAGAATGTTAGAAACTGCCATTTTTCTGAAGTACTGGTTAGTACCTGCAGAAGCAAGACCATTTGGTGGTGTTGAACCAACAAAAGGATTACTTACCATACCATATCTAGTTTTGAAACCGATTTTTGGTTGGAAAGTATTCTCACCGACTGCACGAACCATTTGTAATGGAACGTATGGGCAATAGAATAAACCAGCGTCATAAGGATTTGAACCTCTGTAACCTACAGTCATGTAGTCTGAAGAAGCATATGGGTCTATATAGACTTTAACTCTTCCGTTTAATGTACCAGCAAAAGTATTACCAGTGTCATCTACATTTAGTCCTGTATTAAGAGCAGGTGTATAATCTAATACACCAGCCATTGATAATGCAGAAGCAACATCAGAAGAACATAAGATAAAGTTACCTTTTCCTCTTCTTGTTTCTTTTGCGATTACGTTAGCTTCTCTTTCGATTTGGAACAATAATCCTTTGAACTTCTCAACAGACCATCTACCGTTAGCATCAACATCTAAGTTGAATGTACCAGCAGCAGCAGTAGCAGCCGCACCAGTTTTAGCCTGGTTGTTAACTCCTCTGATTACTTCTCTGTTTATCTCTGCAAGTATTTCACTTGAAAGAATGTTTGCAAGTTCTGACTCAGCGTCAAGACCATGAATTGCTTTAAGGTCTTGTGCAAGTTCTAATGTGTATTCTGCTTTTAATGCTCTGGAAACTGCTGTCACAGTAGCTTTTTCAATTGAGAAACTCATTTCTGCGAAATGATTGTCTGATGCATCACCTAAAGCTTCCGCTTCAGCTGTTGACATACCTGTTTCTGTTTGAGAAGCGTAAGAACCGTTAAACGGGTCTCCACTGTGGTCTGTACCTACAGTCGTAGATTCTGTTTGTGGGTTAGCAGAATAACCAGTTCTTGCTTCGTTGTGAAGCGCCTCTGATTCTGCTGTCCTAACAGCGTTTACGTCATCATGATATCTTGCCTTCATAGCAAAGATAAGACCTGTAGGGCCAGTCATTGGTTGAACACCACAAATGTCGTAAGCAACGAGATTTGGCATAGCACGTCTAACGAGACTGATTAAAATCGGGTCCCAGTTAGATATCGCACTTCCAGTAGCATTTAAAGGTGCTGCTTCACCTAGAGTTGCTCTATCTTCTTTAAGAGCAATTTCTTGGTTTTCTAATATTACAGCAGTAACAGCCTTCTTGTAGTTATCCTCGATTTTTGGCAAATCGGAATGTTCTAGAATCGGACTCCACTTTTCTTGTAAGTTTTCTGATAAAAACATATTATTTTTCCTTTAAATTAACCTAATGGTTTTAGTTTTGATAATGCGTTAGCATAAGTTGCGATTTCAGGTGCAAGTACTGGTTCGTCTGATTCTTCAGATATCACCCCTGTACCTTCTTCAACAACAGTATCTTCAACTAGTTTTTCACCTTCAACAGGGAAGTATGCATTCTTAACTTCTGAAACTTTCTCAGCGAAATCTTCAGCGTCTTTAAAGTCTACTCCTTCTGCAAGTGAAACTAGTTTCTCTGTTTGTGATTCAGTTAGGTCTTCGCAGGCCTCTGTTATCACATTTGCTCTTTTGAGTGTATCCAACTCTTCAGTGATGTCCATGTTCTTAGTGACTTCACCGTCAAGTTTTTGTTCCATCTCATCCAAACGATTTGCGAGTTCATCAATAACATCATACTTATCTTCAGGGACATCAACATAATGTTCTACGAACAATGTTTTTAATCCTTCGATAAAGTTTTCAGTCATTTCTGACCTCAAACCTCTTTCTATCGCAAGTTCGTTTTCTTTCGTCCACTCTTCTGCACAATATGTTAAGTATTTGTCAACACCTTCCGAAAGGTCAGTTTTAACTTTCTCAACCGAGGTTTTTAATTCTTCGGAGTATTGAGACTCCAACTCTTCTTTAATCTCTGCAACTTTTGAAGTTACTGCAGCCTTAAAGATTGTTTTCGCCTTTTCAGCATTTTCTTCTGAAAGGTCTAAAGATTCTGAAATTTTAGATAGGTCGTCATCTATTTCGATTTCAACTAAAGAAGACTCAAGTTCAGTAGATACTTCTTCATCTACTTCTACTTCAACTTCTTCTTCAACTTCTTCGTCTTTCTTTTTAGACATTTTGCCATAAGTTTCAGTAACTTCTTCTTCTGTCATAGACTTTAAAGATTCTACTACTTTTCTAGCAACTTCTGCCTTTGTCAAACTTTCGTCAACTTCCTCTTCAGATATTGTTCCCAATACTGATTGGATTTCTTCCTTAGTCATTTCCTTCATGTTGTTGACGATAGCCTTGATTGATTCCATTTTTGAAGATTTGACTTCGTCTTTTTTAGACTCTTCTTCATCTTCTGAAACCTTTTTCAATTTTGGTTGTCCTTCTGCCTTGTCTGCATTTTTTTGTTGTGCATCACCAGTTACAGGTTTCACATTTTCTGCAGATTTGATACTTGAGACTGCTTTGTCAACAGGATTTTCTTCAGGTTTGACGACTTCAACTTTTCCTGACTCTATTGACTCAGCATCAGATGAACCTTGTTTGACTGGTTTAGTGTCGCCTTTCTCAGCACCGTCATGAGGTTGTTTTACCTCTTCGATACTTTCTAGGTTGTTTTCTAACTCTGCCATTTTTTTCTCCTGTTTAGTTTCTAATTGAACTACTTAATTTATTTATATATTATAGGTTCTCAACGAACTTTTTCCAAAGGTTTAACTTCGTTTCTTCTAAGTTATTTAGGGAAGCAGACTTTAGTTGTCTTTGCATCCTTTCCATTTCTACTGCCTTTAATATACCATTCTCCATTACCCATTCTACTCCTTCCATGATACCTTCAACGAAGGCCTCGGGAGCAGAGGGGTCAGCAACGATATCACCTGCAGTTGCAAGTTGAAAATCGTCCTTCACATATTGAGCACCACCTTTTTGTTCTAGTGAACCTAGTCCACGAGATGATACTCCTAATTTAGCACCGTCATCTATCAAATTTCTTACAATTTGACCGTTTGGTGTACTTAAAATCTTTGCTTTACCCACATAATTGTTACCATCTTCTTCTAAAGATGTAATCATGTGTGATACTTTATCCAAATTAATTGTCGGGCCGTCAGGATGTCCTAACTCACCGAATGCACGTTTTTTCTCTACAAATTCTTTACAATAACGGTTAACTTCTTTTCTCATAACCTCTTTAGGATATACTCTACCGTTTCTGTTTTTAATTTCAGATTGCATAAAAATACCTTCTATGAAGTATTCTTTTTCACCCTTTTCGTTTTGTTCTATAATTACAGGTTGAACTGCGTAATCATTAAACTCTGATATTAATTTCATTGATAATTTCCTCTATCTTTGTATCCTTTTCAATCAAATCATTCATAATAATACGGATATTGTTAAATTCTTTCTCTGCTTCTCTTACACTTGTAAAAGATTCACTTAATTTGTTACCATCTATGATGATATTGAAGTCTTCATTAGTTCTAGTTAAGACTACATTAACTCTTTGTTCTCCTATTTCAACGAAGTTTCTTTTAACTTCAAATGCATTAAACGGAATATCATTACGAGATTCGTTTAATTCAGTTAAAACAGAAGAGAAACTTTTCATTACTCACCTGTTGGTTCAGTTGTTGGTGCATCTACCCAGTCTACTTGCATCTCAACTCTTTTCATATCAACTGCATCTGCAGCCTTTTGTTTAATACCTTGTGCAATACTTGTCTTTGCATCTTGCAGTTGACCATTTTCTATTTGGTCTACTATTTGTTTTGCAATTTCACTACTCATTATTAGAATCCTCCAAAGTCATCATTATCTTCATCTCCACCTTCATCTTTTTCGGTGTTGATTTGTTTATCAATTAATTTTATATCCTCATCTGATTGCATTAAAACATATTTTCTAACCCAATCTTTAGAGTAATACTGTCCAACATACTCTGATACTTGTCCGAGAGTGTCTATTCTCTCCTTTAGTATCTCTGCATCTTTCAACTCTGTAAAGTGGTTGTCGGTTGCAAATTGAAACTGAACAAATTCTTTTACTGTACTATCATACTCTTCTGCATTGATTATCTCTTTTAGAACTAATTGTGTTCTAAGGATATCAATAAAAACCCTTGCAAACTTCTTCTGAAGTCTGTTAGTGAACTTATTAAACTTAAGTTCATCTCTATTAATCTCTGAAGCACGACCCATGTTAAATCCATTGTCGGCCTCCATTCTAGAAGCAGGTACATTAAGAGATTGATATAACTTCTTCTTGAAGTATTCTATATCATCTATGTCTGCAAGGTTTTGTCCACCAGGCAATGTACTAATCTCTGTTCCTCTACCACCCTCTCTTCTAGGTAACCAAAAATCTTCTAACATACTCATATGTTTTCTATCATCTTTGATTTCACCAGTATCTGCATTGTAAACAAGTTTATTCTTATACTTGTTCATTGTCTCTGCAAGGTACTGTTCTGCCTTTGCCTTAGGTAAGTTACCTACATCAATATAAAAAATTCTTCTTTCAGGAGCCCTTGATATACGGTATATAACAAGTGCATCTTCCATCATTGATAACTGATTTGCAGTCTTCAATGCCTTATGCAAATACCCGATTACAACATTCTTTGTGTAATCAAGTAGACCTGAAGTAGTATATGATACAGCCTCGGGTGCAATTTTAACTGTTGTTCCTTCTGTTGCAGAAGACTTATCGAATCCTCTGTCATTAAACATGTAGAACTCTTCCATCTTTTTGATTCGTTCTATACCTGTCTTAGGGTCTTTATCCTTTTCAACATGTCTAACTTTTTTAATTTTTAATGGGTCTACGTTCCTTAAGTCTACTATACCTAATTTAGGTCTTTTAGAGTCAACGACTTTATGGAAATATACTCTTCCATCAACGTACCACTTTCTGAATATTTCATGAGAGTTCTGATTGAACTTCATCATCCCTAAGATGTGATTAAACTCGTCTTGTATCTTTCCTTTGATACTATCAGAGAGTTTAACGTCTCTCAAGTCGAGTGTCACAATCTTATCTGAAACATCAGACGTGATACACTCATTAACTATGTCTTCGATTGCAGAGTCACACTCTGGCACCAAAGAAGTTTCACGATATCTACGAATGAGTTCTGCCTCATTTTTGATACCACCTTCCATGTCGACATAGGCACCATAAGCACCTCCTGCGACATAACCTGCCTGTTGAGCAATGACGGGTGTTCCATCATCATCAACTGGTGGCACGAATGACTTAGCATTCGGTGCCTCCGTATTCCTTAACTCGTCTTTTTTACGAGTAATTTCGTACCCAAATAATTCCATACTAATATTTATACCACCTAAATGTGGTGATATTCACAACTATTTACTTAACTCTATCCCAATGCGAGTATGAGAACGTAACTTCAAATGTTTCCAATGCAGAAGCCTCATCACTTGATAAAGAGATAGCGTTTATTGCATTTGGGAAAATATTAAAGAACTCATATCTAGCAAGGACGGAGTCGTCTTTATGTAACTGTTCAACATATGCACGAGAAAGTAAATAATCCGTGTTTGTTGATGCATCAGTTGTAGTCAATGAAGCAATATCTTCTTGCCATGCCTCTAAAGCAGTTCTAGAAGAAAATTCTACATCATTTATTAATGTGATTGTCCAGTCTTCAAAAGTCCTATCTCCTGCGAGTTTAAGATTTTGTCCTCTGAATGGTACACTAATAACATTTACACTAGCAGCAGGAATCTGAGCAGCAGAACATAAAAATTCTATCTTTTCTCCACTTCTAGGTATAAAGACTCTGTATCTGTTTGCCCTAGGGCCTCCACCTACAAGTTGTGCTTTAAATTGGTCTATTGTTGCCATTTATATACTCCTGTTATACTGCACTATAAATTTCTTCAAACTCAATCCCTGACCTTGCAGCCACGAAGTTAAGTGTAATGAAGTTGATTGATTTAGCAGGTTTTACAAAGATTGAACAAACAAATTCGTTTCTATCAATCACTGAATCAGTATTGTTTGTTTCGTCACAAACTACTGAAAAGTCTACTAAACCTCTTCTGTTCTTAACATCTCTTAGGAAAGGTTCTACTGCACTTCTAAATTGAGCACGAGTGAATGCATCATTGTATTCAAATAATTGTGCTTTAGCGGCAGTTGCAATTGCCTTTTCTAGGACAATGAATAGTCTTCTTACATTGACTCTATCGAATGCAGAAGGACTTGTTAATGCAGTTTTATCTCCGAACAATACTGTTCCTTGACCTGCAAATGTAACTATTGGGTTGATTCTTGCACGATATAAGTCGTCTCTTGAAGACTTCTTAGGATTAAATGCAAGTTTAGTAATACCTAAGTATTGACCTCTTGAGAATCCAGCAGGTGAGAACCATGCATCACTCAATAAGTCTGACCTTGCCATAATACCTGCAGTGTGTCCATTTCCTGGCACCCAACAGTATCTGTCGTTAAATCTGTCGTATTGGTATACCCAACCACTGTCTAATACTGCGTAAGAACTAGATGTCACGTTTGTGAAATCAGTCTTAACATTTTCAACTTGAGTAGATTCTAATGCGACATTAACTAGTGAACTTCTTCTTGGAGAAGCAACCAGCATACAGTCTTTTCTATCTTCACAAAGTAATACTAATTGATTTAAAATTGTGTTATGGTCTGCAATAGTGTCTTGTTCTGTTCCACTACCGTTATCTGTTCTTGTTGAACCAACTAAGACTAAAGAGATGTCTATTGTTTCTGCATCTCCGAAGTGTGTTGTGTAAGCGTCTGTTTTTTGTCCTGCAGTACCTAATCTTCCATCACTTCCACCACTAAATCCTGTTTGTAATGGTAATAAAGGTTGTCCGAATGCAGTTCCACCAGCAACTGTTGCAAGTGTTCTTGATTCTGTTGCAGATGTGTGAGTTGTAGTAGCGTTACCTGACCAATAAACATAGTCTGAACCTCTTGCGAGTACATCTCTGTAGTAGTTAGAACGACCTTGTTCATCTTTAGCATCTGATGCCATTGATAAGAACCCGTATGTTTCTAATACTTCGCCTGGAATTCCTGTTAATAGACCTTCTTCGTCTAAAACAACAATATGACACTCGTCATTTACTGCACCTACTTTAATTGCGTTTGCAGATGAGCCTGGTGCCTTATCGAATAAGTTGTGGAATTTCCAATATCTATCGATAGTAGTTCCATCAGGGACTGCAACTGTTAAACCTGTCTTTGTTGGTGTTCCTATAGTCTCAATTGTTAATGTTACTGCAGTCGGTGTTGTTAATACTTTATATTGTTGTGAGTGGTTTGCAAACTGTACTATGTCTCCAATTTGGAATACATTACTACCGTCTACCTCAACTGTTGTTGTTCCTACTGCAAGGTCTACTGCAGAATCTCCTGAAACACTGTTAACAGCGGTTACTGCATCATTGTAATATGCATTTGAAGAAGCACATACTTCTACTGAAAGTGAATTACCTAATGCTCCTGCATATTTTGATATAAATGTTCCTACCGTTGATGCTTGTGAACCGTCTCTATAATCTTCTATATATTGTTCATTATTTTTTAGTAGTTTAGACCCACCTAATGCGTTTGCAGAAAGTAATCCTGTTGAATTTAATCTTACCACTCTCAATGAAGAACCATATTTTAAGAAAGATTCTGCAGTAAAATAGTCTTCTGAACCTGCTTCTGTATTTGCAGGATTACCGAACACACTATTAAAACCTTTTGAATCTGAAACTGTTATTACTTCATCAACAGGGCCCCATTGAAATGAACCAGCGAATGCACCAGTTGTGCTTGAAACTGCTGGTACAACATTTGTAAGGTCGACTTCTTTGACCTGTACGCCTGGTGATACTTGAAATGCCATACTTTTCTCCTGTTAATGTAAAAAGTTTGTTTTACTTGATATATTTATAACTTTAATAACTCTAACAAATAAATTAATTAAGAAATATTGAACCATCTATCCCCTGTAGAATCTACAAAAGTCTCGGGTTCATCATAAGAACCACTACCAAAATGACCTGCTGGTAGAATATCATCTTCTATCATTTTCTGTTGTTCCGAATACAGTAAGTCTTTAACTCTAGTATCTGTTAAGTGACTAAAGTATTCAGTTGTTATAAACCATGCAAACAATACATTGTTCATAACCAAATCATCATTATAACCTCTATCAGCCTCATATGAGTTACCTTTGATAACAAAGGTCATTAGTTCGGTTATAGTTGCTCTGTCTACTATATTTAGTCG